GGCGGCGCCGCCAGCCCCTTCATCAGCAGCTTCGCCGTCCCGAACGACGCGGCGGCCCCGACCTCCGGCAAGGGCCAGCGCCAGATCCGCACCTCGCCCCAGGTGTGGCCGGCGTAGGCGTCCAGCCCCCGGTCGGCGTTGGAAAACACCATCGCCCCGACGCCCAGCGCGGGGGTCAGGCTGGCGAGGTCCTCCCACAGCGCCCGCCGCAGCGCCGGCGCTTCCAGCAGCCGGTCGTCCCAGACCGCGTTGGGTCGGTCGGGGTCGGTCGGGCGCGCCGGCCGGACGGCGCGGTCGGCGAAGCGCAGGGTCGAGGCGGCGCCCGCGGGGCTGACCACGTCCGCTTCGACCAGCAGGGCGGCGGGGAGAAGGCTCATCGGCTCAGACCCGACTCGGCCGAACGCCGCCGTCGCGGCCGCGCGTCCAGGTCCCCAGCAGCCGGGCTTCGGAGACGCCTTCCTGGGTCACGTCGGTCAGGTCGCGCAGCAGCGGCGGCAGGACGGCCAGGCCCTCGCCGGTGGCGACCGCGAGGTCGCCGAGGTTGTCGGCCAGCGGCCCCAGCTGCGTCTCGATCGTGGCGTTCAGCTGGTCGAGCTTCTGGCCCAGCAGCGAGTCGTTGATCGCCGTCGTCAGGTCGGCGACGGGATCGCGCAGCTCGGCGCTGCGCGTCCACGCCTGCTCCCAGCCGTCCAGCGCGTTGACGATCGCGTCGAACCCCGCGCTGGCCACCCCCGCCTGGAACTCCAGCCGGCTGATCACCGCGTCGCGGTCCAGATCCAGCGCCTCCACGGCCGCGCGCGCCGCGGCGACCCCAGGCTCGATCGCCGCGATCAGCGCCTCGGTCCCCCGCGCCCCAGCGGCGGAGGCGCGGTCGTAGACCTCCCCGACCCAGGCGATCCGCTCCTCCGTCACCGCCGGGACCGGCGCGATCCCCGCCAGCGCCGCCACCTCGCCCGTGACCTTGTCGTAGAGCGCCCGCCGTTCGGCAGCCGAGGCGGTCGCCTCGCGGTCCGACCCCAGCAGTGCGTCGGCGTACCCGGTCAGCCCGGCGATGGCGGTTCCGTCGCCGGCGCGGGCCTTGATAAGCTCGCGCTCGTACTGCTGCAGCGCCTCGGCCCGCTGCTCGGCCGGGTTCAGCTCGGCGGCGTCCGACCCGCGCAGCTTGTCCAGCCAGTCGGCGATGGCGGGCTTCTGCTGCTCCAGCGCGTCCACGGCCGTCTCCGCCGCTTCTCCCAGCCGTTTCAGCGCGTCAGCGACCTGCAGGGCGTTCAGCCGGTCGATCTCGCCCAGCACCTCGGCCCCGACCAGGCCGGCGGCGATCAGCTCCGCCGCCTGCGCCTTCATGGCGCCATAGCTGGCTTCGATCGCCTCCAGCGCCTGCTCGCGCTCAAAGGCGGCCGGGTCGGTCAGCTGCAGGATGGCGTCGGAGACGGTCTCCATCAGCGAGCGGCCGAGCTGGATCCGCGCCGCCGCCTTGTCGAGGTCGGTGGCCTGCTCGATGACCCGCCGCTCGGACGCGGTCAGCGCCCCGGCCCCGGCGTCGATCGCCCGCAGGATCGTCTCCTTGACGATGCTCTCGGCCAGCGCCTTGGCGTCGGTGACGCCCGTGTTGCTGAAGCCGTTGTGGAAGCCGGCGTCCCAGGCCGACTCCCGCAGGCCCGACAGCGTGCCGGACTGGCCCGACAGCCCGCCGTAGAAGCCTTGGCCCAGCGCCTCGGAGTCCTTGCCCTTCACGTAGCCCACGCCGGCGTAGAGGTCGGGCAGTTTGGAGAGGTCCAGCTCGAAGGCCTTGGCGGCGGCGTTCAGGCTCTGGGCCACGGCCTCGGCGAGGCTGACGATCTCGGTCAGCGGCCCCTGGTCGCCCTGGCGCGACCCCGCGACGGCGAACGCCCCGTCGCGCAGCACCACCTCCGCCTGGGCCTGTGGCCGCTCGCCCTCGCCCTGGAACAGCCCGCCCACCAGCCGCGAGCCGAAGGTGGCGACGGCCGAGCCGATCGGCCCGCCGATGGCCTGGCCGGCGGCGGCGGCGACGCCGTCCAGCGCGACCTGCCAGGACTCGCCGCTGCCCTTCAGGCCCAGCGCGTCGGCCGCCATTGTCCCATAGCTGTAGCCCTGGAACGCGCCGCCGGCGAAGTTGCCGGCCTGGCCCATCCAGCTCGTCTTCCCGCTGGCCAGCAGGCCGTCCACGCCCGCGTTGATGGAGTTCATCTGCCCGCCGGTGGCGAGCAGGTCGTCGACGCCGGCGTTGATCGCGGCGAGCTGCGCGCCGCTGTTCCCGATCCCGAAGATGGAGCCGATCTGCCGGGCGAGGCCGCCTAGGCCCGCGATCGACCCGAGCCCGCCGAGGCCGCCCCCCGCTCCGCCGGCCAGGGAGCCGGACCCGCCGCCGCCGAACAGGTTGCCGCTGCCCCGCACCACGGCGTTGACGAGGATCTCGAAAGGCTTGTCGAGCAGCGCCTCGTAGATCTTCTCCCGCAGCTTGCGCTTGGCGTAGTCGCCGACCTGGTCGAACCCCAGCGTGCCGCTCTCGATGTACGCGCGCTTCAGGTCCTCCTTCAGCTCGCCGATCTCGCCCGCCCGCTTGCGCGCGACCTGCTCGCCGCCCACCACGCCGCGGGCGATCGCCTCGGCCTCCTCCGCCGCCAGCTGGGCGTTCGCGGCCATCAGGAGGTTCTTGCGCTCCAGGACGCGCAGCTCGATCTCCCGCTGCTCCGTCGTCAGCTCCAGCAGCCGCAGCTCCTCGGCGACGCCGGCGTCGAGCCGCGCCAGCTCCGCCGCCGCCCCGGCGGCGAACAGCGCCTCCGCTTTGGCCTTCAGCGCGGCGGTCTGGGCGTCGGTCAGCCCCTTGCCGTCGCGCTCCACGACCTGCCGCACGGCTTCAGCGCGGGCGTAGGCGACCTCCGCCGCGGTCCCCGCCCGTGTTGCCGCGATCCGCCGCTGCTCGGCCGCCGTGCGGTCGTCCAGGTCCTTCGAGAGGTCCCGGAAGCGCGTCGACTTCTCAGGTGGATGCGCTGGGTTTCCCGCGCCTCGGCGCTCGCAACGGCGGCGTCGGCGGCCGCGCGCTCAGCCCCGGTCAGCTGCTCCAGCGATTTGTAGCCGCGTTCGCGCAGGGCGTTCAGCCCGGCCTGGCTGACCAAGTGGGCGTCCAGCGCCTCCCCGGTCAGGTGCAGCGCCGCCTGCTGCCGCATCAGGGCGGCCGTCTCGCGGTCGGCGGCCCGGGCGGCGCCCGCCCAGGCTTCCACGTTCTCGCCGGCGATCTTGGCCCGCTCCAGCGCCTCGGCCTCGCCCTGGATCACGCCGATCCGGGCCTGCTGGGCGACGGTCAGCTTGGTGACGCTGTCGAGCCCGGCGCGCTCCACGGCCGCGCGGCCCGCCTGGGCGACCCGGCTGCGCTCGATCGATTCGCGCGCCGCCGACTCGCTCACCAGCCCGGCGATCAGCGCGGCGCTCCGCGCCTCGATCGCCGCCGTCTCGTCGCGGATGTTGTCCAGCAGGTTGAGCGAGCGGTCCTCGGGACCCTTGGGCGCCTTGGGCGGCGCCTTCGGCTTGGGAGCATTCCGCCGCCGGTCGCCCGCCAGCCGGTCGAGGGTGTCCCGCCGGACCTCCTGGGCCCTGTCCCCTTTGGCGAACACGTCACCGATGTCGTCGACCGAGACGTCCGCCCCGGCGCCCATGGTCGCCTTGCCGGCCCTGACCGCCGCCCGTGCGCCGCGATCGTCGCCCGCCAGCCCCATTGCCCGGCGGGTGGCGTCGCCTGCCCGGGCGCCGAGCGCGCCGGGGTCCAGCGCGTCCAGCCAGTCGGGGGTGATCCCCTCGACCCGGGCGACCAGGGCCTCGATGGCCGCGATGCCCGCGCCGACTTTGTCGACGACCCAGTCGACACCCTGGCCGATGTCGTCCCAGAGATTCGAGGTGGCGACCTGCAGGGCGTCGAAGCTCCGCGACCACTCCGTCGTCTTCTCCGACGCCCCGGCGGTCTCTTCGGCCAGAGCGGCGATCAACAGCCGGTTGGCGCCCATCAGGTCGCCTTCCTCCGCCAGCTTGATGATCCGCTGGGCCTCGGCGTCGTTCAGGCTGATCAGCGTTCCATTCCACGCCTTCAGCGCCGCGACGGGGTCCTTCATCGCCTTAGCCAGCGCGGCCGTGGCCTCGGTGCTGTCGACGCCCGTCGCCGCGGCGTAGGCTTTGTTCAGCCCGATCAGCTCGCCGAGCATGTCGGCCCCGACGGCGCCGGTGGCCACGAACGCGGCGGCCATCTCCCGCCCGGCCTTGTCGCTCACGCCGGCCGCGGCGGCGGCTTCCTGGGCGAGGCCCGTCATCGCCGAGCCGGTCAGCCCGGACGCCTTGCCCATGTACTCGGCGGCGATCGTGGCCTTGGAAATCGCCTTCTCATGGTCGAGGTAGGCGGCGGTCCCCACACCCACGGCCGCCGCGACGACGCCCAGGGCGCCGCCGACCAGCAGCATCGACTTGGAGGCCTTGATCCCCGCCTGATCCATCGCTTCCAGGATCTGCGGACCCTGCTGGATCGCGATCATCACGGGGTTCATCCCCATGGCGGCGGTGGTGAACACGTCCGCGCCCTGCCGCGTCAGGTTCAGCCGGCCCTGGGTCTGATTGGCCGTCAGCCCCGACTTGTTCAGCCGGTCGAGCGACTCCCGCGTCTCGTCGTACCGGCGGCGCGCCAAGGCCTGAGCGCCCGCCAGCTGCTCGGTCGTCAGCAGTCCCTTGGCGGCCAGCCCCTGGTACTCGGCCAGCTCAGCGTTCAGCCGATCCTGCGCGGCGCCGGTGGGATCCAGCGCCGCCTTCACCCGCGCCGCGGCCGCGGCGTAGCGGTCTGTCTTGGCGGCGGCCGCCTCGCCCTCGGTCCCCGCCCGGCCCATGGCCGCCTCGATCCGCCCCAGCGTCTCGGTCGAGCGCAGTCCGCTGGCGACCATGCTGTCCAGCGCCGCCCGCGTCAGGTTCACCCCGGCCGTCTGCCGCGCCGCCGCGGTCGCCGCCTCCGTCTGCTCCCGGCCGAGCGCGGCGGTCGCCGCCGTCGTCCGGTTCGTCTCGATCCCCGCCGCCGCCAGGGCGGCCTCGACCCGGCCCATGCCGGCGGCGTTCAGCGCGCCGCTGCGGGTCAGATCGTCGAGCGAGACGGACGCCTTGCCGACGGCGACCTGCGTGCCCCCGGCCTGCTGCTGGACCCCGCCCAGCGCCGCGCGCGAGGCCTCCGCCGCCTGCACCAGGCCGGCGGCGTTCCCCTCCAGGCGGAGCTTGGCGACGAGGTCGCTCACGTCGCGCTCGCCCGTTCCTGGGCCCAGGCGGTCAGCGCCTCGACCTCCAGCACGCGCAGCCGGCCGAAGTCGTCAGCCTCGACCTCCCCGAGCCGGCTCCACGCCGCCACCCGGTCCAAGACCTCGTAGCGCAGCCCCGTGCGGATCAGCACGGCGCGCCCCGTCGTCGACAGCGACGCGGTCAGCCACTGCGTCCCCATCGCCAGCAGCAGCTTGACGGCCCGCACGTTGTCGGGGTGCACGCGAAGTCCCGCCTCCGCCACAGCGCCCAGCAGCCCGAGCCGCTCGGCGTCGGCGCGGGCCTTGGCGAGCGTCGCCTCCGACGCGCCCATCCGGCGCAAGTCCGCCAGCGCCTCCTCCGCCTCGTCCGAGGTGATGCGGGACTCGCGGCGGCCGGTGGCGTGGAGCCGGGCCGCCTCGATCAGTTTTTTGCGGCGACGCCCGTGTTGAAGGACTGGTAGGCCTTGTCCAGCGCGTTGCGGACGTGCGCCCGGCCGAGCATCTGCTCCTTCTGATCGTCGGTCAGCTGGAACCCCTCGGACGGTGCTAGTCCCACGAAGTAAAGCCGGGGCAGCGTCAGGGCGTCGAAGCCCTCGGCGTTGATCGCGGCCATCGCCTCGTCGTGCGGGATCTGCCGCAGGCGCGCGGTGAACATGCTCTCGACGAACTTGCCCCCGTCCCGGGGCTCGCTCACCGTCACCGGCCAGTCGGCCTCGAACGGCTGGTCCAGGCTCCCGAAGTCGAACTTTGCGGCCATCGCTCATGGTCTCCTCAGCGGCCTCTCAGAGGCCCGTTAGCAGGGGGTTGGGGGCGAGCGCCGGCCCCCTTCTGGAGACGGCGCCCGCGCTTAGGTCAGGATGATCGACAGCTCGTCGTCGAGGTCGACGGCGGAGGCGACCAGGCTCACCGGGATGGTGGTCACGTCCTGGCCCTCCTCTTCGCCGTAGGTGGGCTCGCCGCTGATCTGGCAGCGGGCGTTGACCGTGACGATCCGGCCGGCCACCCCGCCGAAGTTCACTTGGAGGGGGGTCTGGGCGTTGCTCTTCCACAGCTGCTCGAAGTTCAGGACCCCGGGCGGCGGCGTGTCCACCTTCAGCGAGCCCGTCCACACCCGCTCCCCCGACAGGCGGACGTTGTTGCGCCCGGGCAGGTCGAGGAACTGGACGTTGTCGTTCTGGTCCACCGACAGGTCGCGCAGCACGATAGGGGCGGCGCCGTACTGCGCCGTGGTGTTGGAGGCGGCGATGGGTTCGGGCTCGCCCCAGCCGGCGAAGTCCGCGTCCGCGTGGCTGAACGCCGGCGCCGCGGCCAGCGGGGTCAGCAGCCCCCGGTACATGAAGTTCAGCATCGGCCGCTGTCCGGCGGTCAGCTTCAGCCCGGCCTTGCCCCGCGCCCCGTAGAGCCGGTGGCGGCGCAACCCTTCGAAGTAGTCCAGGGTGAGCGAGGCGGTCGCCGCGGCCGGGTCGTGGGGCAGGATGTAGGTGACCGAGGTTCCCGAGATCGCGACCCGGCTGAAGCCGGCGGCGGTCGCCAGCTTGTCCCAGCGCGCCGCGTTCCCAGCGCTGCCGCCGGTGATCAGCGGGACGTTGAAGCTCATCTCGCCGTGGACGCCGGTCACCTGGCCGGGGACGGAGCCGACGCTGGGCCGGGCCGGATTGCCCACCACGCGGGTTCCGCGGGGCATGAAGCGGACGTCCTCCGCCCAGATGGTGTCGGCGGCGACCACGGCCGCGGGGGTGGCGTAGACGGTCTCCTTGACCACACGGAGCAGCTTGCGGGTGGCCATGGCTCAGGCGTCCTTGTTCGAAGAGGGCGGAGGGGGCGGAGGCGGCGGAGGCGGCGGCGGCGGGGGCGGCGCGGCGGGGGCGTCGAGCGCTTCCTGGACGGCCAGCGGCGGCTCGAAGCCGGACTCGGCGGAGGCGTCGCGGATCGCCTCGGCGCTCACCTTGTCGAGCACGGGACCCGGCCGGTCCTCCCGCTCGCGCGTGGGCTCCTCGTCGCGGACGAAGCCGCCCTTCTTGGTCCTGGTGTAAGCGCCCGGCGCTGCGCGCGGGTCTACGGCCTCGGGGGCGTCGGTCACGATAGGGGCTCCTGGATGCGGATGCGGGTGGTGAAGTCGAGGCGGTAGAGGAGCACGCCGGTCTTGGCGTCGAAGTCCTCGATGCCCTCGTCGGCGATGTGGAAGCGGCGCTCGGTCCCGGGCGGCCCCCAGCCGAACAGGGCGGCGCGGACCTGGTCGGTCGGCTCCTCGATGGCGAGGAGGCCCCGCTCGCCCTGGTCGCCGGCGAGCGTCACCCCGACGAGGACGCCGACCGTGGGCTCCAGCGTCTGGCGCAGCGGGCCGGAGCCCTCCTTGACCTCCAGCGTGGCGATCCCGAGCAGGATCACGGTCGCGGTCGGGCTGACGCGCACCGCCCCGGCCGAGCCGGCGGCGGCCAGGTCCGCGGCCGACCCGACCTTGCGCAGGATCGGCGCGGCCTGGCGCAGCCGGGCGATGATGGGGGCGAGCGGGAAGAGGCTCACGACGGGTCGCTCCCGGCCGGCGCGGCCCCGAGCGGCGCGCCCGCGTGGCGCTGGGCGATGGCGATGAAGGCGGCCCGGTCGGCCGCGTTGATCCCCAGGTACGGGCGCGCGGGGATGGTGACCTTCTTGACGGTGACGAACCTGCCGCCGGCGATCTTGAACCGGAGCGCCTTGCCGTTCTTGGGGAGGATCACGGCGCCGCTCTGGTGGACACCGGCGTAGATGCGGTTCGAGCCCCATTCCACGCCGGTTTGATCGGCGTGCTCGGTCAGCGAGCGGAGGAGCAGGCCCGAGGCGATCAGCGTCTTGCCCTGGGCCTTGCGACCCTTCTTCCAGGTCTGGCCGTCGGGCCCGCGCCCCGACTGGAACCGGCGCTTGGTCGAGGCCACGCCGGCGCGGCCGATCGCCTGCCACATCGGGCGCAGGTCCTCGCCCCGGGCGCGGACGGCTGCGATCGCGGCCAGCGCCGGCGCGTCGTCGAAGCTGGCGGTGAGGGCGACGCTCACGACAGCCCTCGGCGGAAGACGCGCGGCTGCAGCTCGGTTGCGGCGGGGCGGGGCGAGGCGGCGGCCGCGGCGGGCGAGGCCGCGCCGCCGTCCAGGGTCGCCTTGCCGGCGGCGACGTCGCGCAGAAACGTGACCGCGTCGGTGTAGCGCTTGCGGACGTCCTCGGGCGGGTTCTGGCCCGACAGCCGGTAGCGGGCGATGTCGCAGGCCAGGCGCTTGAGGTTCTGCGGGGGAGCCGAGGCGACCAGGGTCACTGCGCCGCCGAGCACCGAGACGATCTCCCCGTCCGCGTCGGTCAGCGCGAGCTCCAGCACGCCGGCGTCGACCGCCCCCGTGCCATCACGGTCGGCGAGCGCCAGCATTTCCTGCGCGCCGAAGCGCAGGGTCATGTCGTCGGCCGTGGCGAAGGTCATGGGCCCTAGTCCTGGCCGTCGGGTTTGACGACGCGGACCTGCAGCCAGGGGTCGCCGGCCAGCACGGCGAAGTCCGCGCCGGTGACCTCGGCCCGCTCCCACATGCCCGACCAGACGCGTCCGGTGCGGTGATAGGTGCGCCCGTCCTTGGTGCGGCACTCGACGGTGACGCCGTCCTCGGCGGTCGCGGGCTCGGCGCCGTCCGACGCGGGGGCGACGAGCTGGGCCTCGCCCGGGCCGAAGCTGAGGTCGGCGACCGTCGCCTCGGTGGCGGCCGGCGCGTCGAGCGCGCGGGCCGTCGCCGGGCCGTGCCCCGCCAGGTCGACGTCGAACCGGGGCGCGGGCGTCAGGGGCGTTCCGCTGCTCAGCGCCACGCTGGTCCGCGACAGGTCGTCGGTGCTCTGGAGGTACCGCTCCGAGCTGGCGGCCGTCGCCAACGCCGGATCGCCCGAGGCGTCACCGCCGGCGCTGCCGCCGGTGGTCGTCGGGGCCGCCTCGCCGGTGCTGGTCGCGGCGACCATCTCGCCGGCGGTCCGGGCCGGCGCGGCGTCGGGCTCGTCGGGGTAGACGGTCCCGGCGCGGGTGGCCGGGCCTTCTGCGGCGTCGCCCTCGCCAGAGACGGGGTCGATCGTCGGCGTGGGCGGGATGGCGTCGGCGGCGGAGGGGGGAGCCTCCGCCGCCCGCTCGGCCGTAGCGTCCTCGCCCTCGGCCTCGCGTTGCGCCCCTGCGGGCGCCGTCACTGCCGTCGCGCCGGCGTTCGCCGGGTCGGTGGGGCTGACGACGACCGTGTCCGCGACCACGGTCGCGGCATGGGGCGCTCCGGTATCGGTGTTCTCCTCGGCCGCGCGCTCGATCGGGGCGACGATGTCGCCGGCCTCGGCCGAGGGCGCGGTGTCGTTCAGCGCGCGGGGGGTGCGGTCGACGTCCACGACCGCGTCGGCGGCCGGGGCGGCGGAGCGCTGGGTGGCGCGGGGGGTGATTCCAGCTTTGCGGCTCATCGGTCAGCGTTCCCTTCAGGCCGCGAGCCAGGGGGCGACGAGCAGCTCGGCCGTCCCCTTCCACTCGTTGGTGGTGCCCTCGATGGTGTCGGCGTTGAGCAGGCGCTTGGCCGCGCCCTCCAGCGCCGGCGGGACCACGAGCAGGCGGGGACGCACGCCGAGCGGCCGGCCCTCGTCCGACAGCCGCGCCGACATCGAGATCCGGGCCGCCTCGTAGTTGGCGCGGTCGAGCGGAGCCTTGGAGCCGAAGGCCAGCTGCCACAGGCCGTAGCCGCCGGCGCAGCGGCCATCGACGCCGTAGACGTACTCGCCGCGCCAGAAGACGTTGCTGTCGGTGCGGCCGTCCAGGGCGACCAGATCGAACTTGCGACGGTCCTGGAAGATCAGCGGCTTGATCGCCCGGCTCTCGTCCAGCAGGTACCAGGCCGCGCCGGCGCCCGGCTGCAGGTTGCTCTGCGGCCCGACCGGCGAGGGGTGCTCGGTGTCGAAGAACGGCTGGCCATCGTAGCACTTGGCGGTGAAGCCATCCCGCAACACCGAGAACATCAGCTCGTCGGGGAAGTCCGCCGCCGAGCGACCCAGCTCGGAGATCAGCGGGGTGTAGATCCCCAGCTGGTCGTCCTCGATGTTGTCGCGCTTGACCCGGACGGTGCTCTCGAAGGGGCGGTTCTCGATGGCGTAGGTGCTGGCGCTCAGCTCCTTGACCACCCGGTCGCCGATCCACTCGCGGATGCGGGGCATCTCGCCCAGCCAGTCGTAGCGCTCGATCCCGGCGGTCGACGGGACGTAGGTCGAGATCCGGCGGTAAGTCGGCTGGACGCCGTCAAAGGCGCCCCGGAAGGTGGTCTTGAACCCCGTGAACAGGTCGGTCAGCAGGGTCTGGGTGATCGGGCGCGTCATCGCTTGGGTCGGGTCCTTGGAGGGCGGGGTTCGGGGGTCAGCGGATCTCGACCCAGACGCCGTCCGACACGACGTCGAAGCAGCGCCCGGCGACCGAGCGGCCGGCGGCGGTCTTGGTCACGGTCTGGTCATCCAGCACGAAGACGTCCGCCCCGCGTTCGGCGCCGGTGACCGCGTCCGCGCCGGCGGCGTTGGCGAACTTGAAGCAGCCGCGCCGGACGGTGACGTGCTCGTCGCCGTTGGCCGCGCCGCCGATGCAGGCCCGGTCGGCGATCCCGAGCGTCACCAGCCCGGCGGCGGTCCGCCCGGGGACCGCGAAGCCGGCCTCCTGGACGACGAGCGCGCCCTGGTGGATCTCGGCCAGCGCCTTGACGGGCACGCGGCGGGATTTGCCTTCGATCTCCTGGACGCGGCGGTCCTCGACGAGAGCGGTCATGACTTAGGTCAGCCCTTCTTCAGTTCGGCGGCGAAGGCGACGGGGTCGATCCCCTGGCTCGCGCAGATCGCCAGTTGCTGGGTGGTGAGGCCGTGGGTCGCGGCGTCGTCGGCGGCGGCGTCGCGGGTCTTGCCCGCCGGCCCCACGCCCTTGACCGCCGGCATGGTGGCGACCGCGGCCTTGAAGGCGGCGATGTCGGCGCGGGCGACCGCCAGCCAGTGCGGCTTGGCCGCCGGCTGGATGCGGCCTTCGGCGACGGCCTCGTCGACCGCGCCGGTGACCGCGGTCTCCTTGTCGTCGGCGAGGCGCTGGGCCAGGGCCGTCTCGGCCGTCGTCGCCCGCGCCAGGGCGGCCTGGTGGTCGGCGGCGGGGACGAGCTTGGCGGGGTCGCGGGCCTCGCGGGCCAGGGCGACCCGCTCGGAGGCGGCGGCGACGATGGCGTCGTCGGCGGCGTCCGCGGCGAGCCCGAAGACGTCGCGCAGACGGGCGGAGAGAGACATGGGGGGCGGCTCCGTTTGGGATTGTTCGCGGGCGATGGCCGGCAGGCCGAGCGCGGGCTGGGTCGTCAGCGCGACGCTCTTCAGGCGCGTGATCGCGCCCGTGACCTGGTCGTAGGTGAAGGCCGGGGAGACGTAGACGTAGCTGCGGTCGGCGATCAGCTCGAGGCCGCGGCGGGTCCAGTCGGGCTTGGCCCAGGTGGTCCCGCCCTCGCGGACCTCCAGCTGCTGGATCCAGGCGACCGCCGGGGCCTCGTGGCCGTTCGGCGCGAGCAGCTCGGTGGCGTGCTCCACGTCGAGCGGCAGGAAGGCCCCGTTCTCGGCGAAGGCGTCGATCAGGACGCTGGGGTTCTCCAGCGTCCAGGTCCGCCCGTCGCGCGCCTCGATCTTGGGGCCGGCCGGGAAGATCTGGATCCACTCGGGGGCAGCGGGGGTGCCGCCAGCGGCGAACGCCAGCGCGACGCCCACGCCGAAGGCCACCGCGGCCCGAGGTCCGGCCGTGGCGCACAGCGCGACGGCCGGCTCGCGGCGGGTTACATCTTTGGCTCCGGGGAGGCTGGACAGGGCGTCGTTCACGGGACGACTATCGGGGGGTTCCGAACCCGGATCGCCCCGGACAGATGTCCGGCCCGGAGCGGCCGAGAGGGATCGGCCCCGGGCGAGGCCTCCTAGACCCTCACATTCGATTTAGAAGGCGCTTAGAAGGCTCTGGAAGGCGCTTGCCGGGGTGGGGCGCTAGTCGGGCGCGTCGAAGGCGCTCTCACGCGCCCTGGAGCGGCGAATCGGAGCCGCTATTCGGCGTCGGGGTAGCGCTCGCGGATCTCCGCGCGAACGGCGTGGGCGTCGGCGTCGGGATGATATTCGAGGTACTCCTCGACCGCGTCTTCAACCGTCATGTTCGAGAGACGCGCGCCCTGGGCATAGAGCTGCCGGGGCGGGTAGGTCGTGAACGGATCGGTCATCTACGCCTCCTGCTCCAGCTCAATGACGCGGAAGATCCGCGTCCGACGGTCGAAGGTGATCTCTTCCTCGGTCCGGCGCAACACGCGGAAGCGCGCGTCGGCGCCGAACAGCACCTCCTCCTGCTCCGGATACAGGCTCAGGTCCGAGACGAGCGCCGCCCGCAGCGGCACGATCCGGAGCAGCAGCAACGACCGCCTGGCCCGGCGCGCCGGCGTGAGCGTGCCGGCTGAGGCCGACTGGAACTGACGCCCCAGGTCGAGGAACTCGCCGTCCACTGCGGCCCGCCACAGCCGGTCCGCATGCGCCGGGTTGCCTTCGGGCGCACGCCATGCGGCCTCGGTCCAAGCCGGCAGACCGTCGATCCCGCGCTCGATCAGCACGCGCAGGGTCTCGTCCTGTGGCGTGCTCTCGTCCGTCCGCAGCCGCCGATTCAGGTCCGGCCCCAGCTCGCCGGTGTAGGCGCGCACCGCGGCGAGCGCCTCGGGTGGCGCGGCCCAGCCGGCGCTGGCCGCCTGCTGGGTCAGATCGGCCAGTGCGCCGTCGAGGTCCCCCAACGCACGCTCGGCGGCGAAGACGCGCTCCAACACCCGCCGCTCCCGGACCGCCGGCAGCGCCGCCCGCAGTTGCTCGCCGGCTTCGGCGGCCTCGGCTGGCAGCGCCGTGACGCGGTCGGCCGCCAGCTGCTCCAGTGCCTCGTCGCGCTCCCGCCCGACGTTGTAGCCGAAGCCTGGGTGGACGCCGGGCGGGACCACGTCCGTGCGCCCGGTCTTGGGGTCGTAGTAGTCTTCCCAAAGCGTGCGGTCGGCGGTGTAGCCCGCGTCCGCCAGCTCGGCGTCGCTCGACAGCCGTCGGAGCCCGGCCCGCAGCTCGTCGGCCGAGACCTGGATCACGTAGCAGCGGCAGTGAAAGCCGTTGGGCGGGAAGTGCGTGCGCCAGAACGGGTGGTCGACCCGCAGCACCAGGCCCCAGAACGCCTTGTGGTGCTCGCGGTTATGCTGGACCGGGACCCCATCGTACTCCAGCGCCGGGAAATCGGCCGCCGTGTCCTCGATCGCGCGCCACTCGGAGGCGGCGTAGGCCTGGCGCAGGTTGGTGTCGTAGATCACCTTCACCCGCCAGGGCGCGGTCAGGTTCACCCGCCGGGGCCCCTCCTCGAACTCGGTGACCCGCTGCGGGCCGGCGAAGCCCAGCTGCTCCATCCGCTGCTCGAAGCGGCCCTGGAAGCTCTCGAACGTTTCGCCCGTGCGAACCGCGTCGGTGACCAGCTCGTGCGCGGCGCTCAGCACGTCGGCGCGCCAGACGCCGGCCAGGGTGAAGGCGGTCCGGTGCTCCTCCCGCCAGATCGACGGCCAGCGCCAGCTGCGCTGGACCGACTTGCCCTCCAGGAACGCCACCGCCCTGGCATCGGGCGCGGCCGGGATGCGGAACGAGTCCTCGGGCGGCGGTGCGCCGACGTCAGTCACGGCGCGACGCGTCGCCCAGCGCGCCGGCGGCGAACATCGCCTGGGCCAGCGCGCGCGCCGCGGCGGGTGCGGTCCGATCGGCGGCCAGGCGCTCCAGACCCGCGCTCGCCTCGGCGAAGCTGGTGCTTGCGCGCACCACCGTCAGTGCGGCTTCGACGTCGGGCGCGAAGGCGTCGGCCCAGCCGCCGGCGGCGTCCTCGATGAGCGCGTCCAGCTCGGTCTGGCGTTGTCGGGCGCGAGCGGCGGCGCGGAGCGGCCCGCCGTCCTGCCGGCGGGCCAGGGCGTCGCGCGTCTCGGCGGGCGTCAGGACGGCTTCTGGGTCCTCGCCTGGATCGACTGTGGCCGCCGCAGGTTTGCCCAGCAGCTCGGCGTCGGCGGCCGGTTCGGCCAGCCCGAGCTTGCCCCGAACCTCGCTGGCGTCGACCCGCAGGCCGAGCGGCACGAGGATGCCCAGAGCGTTGGCGAGCGCCGCCACGTCCTCGGGCTCTTCGACGACCAGGTGCAGCGAGGGCACGATCGCCGCCGGGCCGAAGTTGGCCAGCACGAAGGGTGCGATCACGCTCTGGGTCACCGCCGCCGCCAGCTGGCGCGCGTCGGCCTTCAGGAGGTCGCCCCGGACCTCGTTGTGGACCTTGGACTGGGCGTAGCCGCTGCCGGCGCTCGTGTCGGTCGTCCCCGTCTGACCCAGCACCGCCTTGCTGATCTGGCTGTCCAGCCAGTCGGCCAGGGTGCGGAACAGCTCCGCCCCGCCGGCCGCCTGGCCGAGCTGGGGGAAGTCGATCGTCATCGCCGCGGGGATCACCGCGGCCGCGTCCGAGCCGAGCCCGAACACCGCGCGCTTGAGCACCTCCACGTCCTCGGGCCGGGCGGCGGCGTCGTACTTGCCCAGCCGCAGCGGGATGCCGAAGATCTCGGCGTAGGCCAGCCAGTCCTTCAGGCCGTAGAGCTTGCAGACGAAGTTGAACGCGACGAGCCGGGCGAGGCCCGCGCGCGCCGGCAGCCCCGACTTCCGAGTCGAGCAGAACACCGAGTACTTGAAGGGCTGCAGCGGGACGCCGTCCACGTACCCCGCTTCCCGCAGCCGCAGCTCCAGCCCGGTCTCGCGGTCAAACTCGAACCAGCGCGGATCCCGCCAGAGGTAAGCGCGGGGACGCCACTCCGCCGACCCGGTGTCCCAGAGCGTCTCGACCACCGCGTAGCCCTTGCCGTGGGCGTCCAGCAGCCCGGCGAGCAAGCCCTCGAACGCGGGGTCGGCGACAAGACCCAGCACCGCCGTCTGGATCTCCTGGCGCTTGGGCGCGCCTTCGGTCCCTTCAGGCCAGGTCACCTGCCTGGGCAGCCCCAGCACGGCCAGCTTCCGCGTCGAGAGCACCGAGGCGTAGTGCGGCTCCTTCTCCTCCATCTCCTCGGCGAGGGTCAGGAAGGCGTCCATGTCGCCGACGTCGGCGGCGCGCAGGATCGCCGCCAGCCGGTCGGGCGTCAGGCCGGCGGTCGCGCTCTCCACCGACCACGCCGTGCGCACGCCGGTCAGCCCCGGCCGCGCCAGCTCCGTCGCCATCACCTTGCGCGCGATCGGCCGGCCGTCAGGCCCGAGCAGCTGGGGAACGCTCATCGCCACACCCCGCGCGCGCTGAAGTCGGTCTCAAGCCCGGAGCGGCGCCGCGCCAGCGGGCTCTCCGCCGGCGTCTCCCGGCCGAGCACGGGGAAGTAGGCGTAGGGCTGATGCGGCGTGTCGGCGGCGTTGCAGCACAGCGCCGCGGCCCAGAACCGGTCGCCGTGGCCGTCGCTTTGGCCGTCATGCACGAGGCGCACCGAGCCGGTGGCCGTGACCGTCTTGGTGATCGAGTGAAGGTCGTCGCGGATCTCGCGCTCGCCCTGCGGCAGGCGGAAACGCCGGTCCTCCATCCGCTCGCGCAGCATGGTCGCCATCGCGAACCGCGCCGCCGGGGTGAACATCACGCCCTCGACCCGGCTGGATCCATGGCGTCGCTGGACCTCCTCGACGAAGGGCTCGCCCATGCCGGTCTGGTCGATCGAGACCCGCACCGGGTTGTCACGCGCGATGATCCGGTCGAGTTCGGCGTACTGCGCCCCGAACGCCGCCCTGCGCATGGTGATGATCTCGCGCGGGTACAGGACGTCGCCCAGTTCCTCGGCGACCCAGATGCAGGTCAGGTCCTTCTTCCGGGCGATGTCCATGCCGACGTAGACGCGGCCCGTGGGCGGAAGCGGCTGGGGGCCGCGGGCCCGCCTTCCATCCGGCTCCACCGCGATCAGGTGGCCGCCGAGCTCGGGGCGGTCCATCTCGCAGGCGTGGATCAGCTCATAGTCGAGCCAGGCGGACGCCTCGTCCAGCCACTGCAGCTCGTACTCCTGCGACCACAGGTCGGCGTCGCCGATCCCGGCCCGCAGCTCTTCGACGTTGCGGTCCAGCCCTTCCGCGACGGCCTGGTAGATGTCGACCACGTGGCGCGACCAGATGGTCGGCTCCTCGGTCATCAGGTCGTAGAACTTGTTGGACTTGCCGTTCGGGGTCGAGACCACGCGCAGCACCAGGCCGGCCCGGCTGATCACTGGGAAGAGCGCGCCCCAGATCTTCTTGCTGTCGGCGTGGAAGGCGAACTCGTCGAGTAGCACGTTGGCGCTGAAGCCCCGCGCCGTGTCGGGGTTCGCCGGCAGGGCGGTGATGCGCGAGCCTCCCGGGTACTCGACCTCGAACATGCGGTACTCGGCGTCGACGCCCCGGAATGCGTCCTCGCGGACCTCGGGCGCCTTGCCCTTCAGCACGCCCCGGTACAGCTCCCAGAACGCGGCCGTCATGGGCTTGATGTTGGCTTCCATCGCCTCCTTGGCCTGCCGCTCGCCGCGCGACAGGATCAGCCAGCGAGTGCGGCGGCCGGCCAGCTCGGCGTTGATGCAGTCCTCCACCAGCTCGGCCGAGTTGGTGAAGGTCTTGCCGGTCTGGCGGGAGTACATCCCGATCTTGAAGCGCGACCGGTCCGCCAGCCATCGGCGCTGATAGGGCAGGAAGTTGATCAGCGGCTTGGGGCCGAGCAGGACCGAGTCCATCAGCCGAAGCCCAGGATGCGCTTGGCCCGCTCCACCGCCTCCGCGTCGATCTCGCCGGCCTGCCGGGCCACGTCGAGCTTGCCGGCCGACTCCTTCGCCAGCTCCGCCTTGAGCTTCGCCATGCGGTCGGTGTCGGTTTTCTGGGCCTGGGCGAGGCTGGCGAGGGCGCCCGCCAGGAACTTCACCGACTCCGGGTCGAAGGTGACCGGCCCGGCCTCGCCGTATTCCCCGCCGTCCAGCGCGCCGGTGATCGTCTGCATGACGACCCCGTGCATCAGCTCCAGGTTCACCCGGGCCAGCTTGTTGTCCGGCTGGTCCCCGAAGCGGTCCACCAGCGCCAGCGCCATCTCGCGCGAGTGGCGCATCCGCTCGCCGATCTCGCTCAGCTTCTTCGCATGACGCCCGAGCGCCGATCGGCTGATCTCCTGGGCCTCGGGGACGTCGAGCTGCCGCAGATGCGCGAGCACCTGGTCGATCGTCAGGTTGCGCCGCTCCAGGAGCTCGCCGATCTCGGCGCGGACCTCTTCGGGCAGCTTGTCGATCGAGGACCGCTGACGGCGCGAGGCCATGGGCTCAGACCCCCAGCTGGGGGCGGCTGACGCCATCCACGGTGATCCGGCCCTCCGAGACGGCGACGCCGCGGCGCGTGATCCGGGCCACCATCACCCGGTCCTGGAAGAACTCGGTCTCGATCAGCCCGCCCTGGCTCAGGCCGCCGAGCAGCCTTCGAACCTCGTTCTGATCGACGCCCACGCGCTCTCCCAAGTCGATCAGCCCCTGTTCGAGCACGCCTTCGTTCGCCGATCCGCCGGCCACCACCAGCAGCTCCAGCAGGTTCAGCCGGCGGTCGGCCGCCTTGCGTTCGGCGTAGCTCACGACTTGTGCTCCAGGAGGTAGCGCTCGACGCCATCGATCTTCATCGAGGCGTTGCTGGCCATGTGGCGGATGGTGTTCAGCTCGCCTTTCACCTCGCCCCGGAACTCGCCGAGATCGGCCTTCGTAGGCAGGTTGGTGAGGCGCTCTTCTAACAGCGCCATCCGGCTCTCGACGACCGTGACGCGGCCCTTCAACGCCTGGGCCTTGTCGGTGTCATGCCAGCGCGAGGCGGCGTCGACCCGGCCGTCCAGCCCTTCGACCGCGCTCCGGATCGCCTCAACCGACGCCAGGTGCGCCGCCCATTCGTCGGTTTCCTGCTTCGTCCGCTTGCGGGGGCCAGCCCGAAAGAACGTCATCGCCGAGACGATCAACGCCGAGAAAGCGATGATGATGGCGGCGTCGCTGATCGCCACTTGGGACAGGGTCACCGGCGGACTCCCGGGTAGAGCCGGGCGTGCGCCTCGGCCTCGCGTTGGCGGTAGGGACGACGTGTGGAGGCGCCAGCCATCAGCGCGCCCCTGTCAGGGCGGTGTTGTCCGCGTGCGCCTGGGCCAGCCGCTCCAGACGCTCGTCCTTGCTGCGGCTGCCCTCGGTGGCGTTGAAGTAGAAGCCCTGCGCGTCCTTCGCGAGCGCGATCAGCGCGCCCACCAGCAGCATGAAGGCGTCGCGGTTGATGTCGGGCACTTCCTGAAAGGCCAGCAGCAGCAAGGCGCAACCGAACATCACCAGCACCACGCCGGTGATCCACGCCTGCGGGGCCTGCGATCGCCGCGCCGCCTCGCGCGCGGAGTTCGCCGCGGCCCCGGCGACCAGCGCCTTGGCCTCGATCTCGAACAGGACCTCGCGCAGCCGCGTCTCCGCCGCTGCCACCTCAGAGTCGGTGAGGGCTGCCTCAGTCAAAGGCGTCACACTCGCCCGAGTTCGCGGGCGCGCCGGGTCCAGCCACGGATGAACCGCTGCTGGCTGGGGTCAGCGGCGACGATCGCGCGGTAGCGCTGCTCGGCGTGCACGCGGAACGCCTGGACCATGGCGCCCATTTTCCCGCGGCTGGCGAGGTAGCGGGCGGCCTCGATCGTCTTGGGGCCGATCAGCCCGTCCACTCTCAGCGCCGGCTGGATCCGGCGCTGTTGACCGAGCGCTGCAGCAGCTTGCCCGCGGCGATCCCGCCGCCGTTGAAGGCCTGGTCGAAGACCGCGATGTCGAGCGGCGCGGGCAGCCGGCCGCACTTGTAGCGATCCCAGAAGCACCGTCGCGCCAACTCGGCCGCGTGACCAGTGTTCAGCTTACGGATGTCGGCGCCGTCGATATCGCCGTCCATGTCGAGGTCGTAGTCCGCGAACCCGTCGCGGTTCAGGTCGATCCGGCCCTCGGCGACCAGGAAACGCAGGCTGATGCCCAGGTTGGTGATGCCGCCCCGGTCGGCGCGGTCAGTCGAGAGCCCGCCC